GGCAAAATACCTTTGCCTTCACCCCACTCTTCAATCAGCTTAGTTAGTTGATCTAAATTCATACTATTTTCCTTCATCTACTGCCCCCCATACATCACCCCAATCACCCGATAGGGCACCCTTGGCGTAATCTACTGATTTGTTTTCAAAGAAGTTGGTGTGAGTTACACCCAGCATACCATCCACCCATTCAAGTGGGTTCTGCTTAACCTTGAAGATCCCCTTCATGCCCAATGCAATGAGGCGTCTGTCACAGATGTAGCGGATGTACTGCTTAACCTCGTCACGAGTTAGGTTTTCCATTTCACTCACGCCAAAGGCTAGATCGATAAACTGGTCTTCTAGATCCACCATCTTCTCTGCAATGGCGTAGATCTTTGCCTTGAGCTCGTCATTCCAACAGCTACGGTTTTCCTGCACATATGTACGGAACAATTTGATCATGCTCTCGGTGTGCAAGGTTTCATCCGCAATTGACCATGCAATGATCTGACCCATGCCGCGCATCTTGCCGTGGCGAGTAAAATTCAACAGCATAATAAAGCTGGAGAATAATTGCATACCCTCTGTGAAGGCACTGAAACCAGCAATCTGTGCAGGTAGATCATCATCTCCTTGCAGATCCTTGAAGTAGTCGTGCTTCTCAGCCATTTCAGCGTACTCAAGAAACTCATTATAGGTACTTTCAGGCATCCCTAGAGTTTCAATCAAATGACTGTACGCGGCCACATGGATAGCTTCCCGTGCGGCAAACGATGATAGCATCATACGGATCTCAGGTTGTGGGAACACAGGCAAATAATTATTCACATACGCCCCAGAGACATCAATATCCCCCTGAGTAAAGAAGCGGAAAATCTTTGTAAGAAATTCCTGTTCTTCAGTGGACAGGCGGTTACGCCAATCCTTAGTGTCTTCCAGCATAGGAACCTCAGTCCACAGCCAGTGCATCTGTTCTGATTGAACAAAAGCGTCATAAGCCCACGGGTAATTAAATGGTTTATAGAAGTCCCGAGTGTCAGTTAGTTTTAGTTTAGTTGCCATTTTATCCCTCACAAGCTAGGCAAACATCGCCATCTGCGACTGCCGTTAAATTAATATCTTCTTCAAGTCGTATCCGCTCAATTTGCATACCCACTTTGTCTGCTTTTCTGAGCTTGTCAGAGCGGCAATAGTACAAGCTTTTCAGGCCCTGCTTCCAAGCGAGGAAGTGGCAAGCGTGTAGGTATTTAACGTTAACTTCTGGGCGGAAAAATAGGTTTAGAGACTGCCCCTGATCGATGTATGGTTGGCGGTCTGCCGCAAGATCTATTAACCAACGCTGGTCAATTTCCAGTGCGGTTTTGTACACTTGCTTTACATCGTCAGGAATATCCAAATGTTGGACTGACCCATCATTGCCTGTGATGGACGCCCAAGTTTTAGCATTATCCATTCCTAAGTCAGCCAAAGCTTTCTTTAGGAATTTATTCTTTTGGATATACGCACCAGACAAAGTATCTTGTCTAAACACATTGGCTCTATACGGCTCAATAGATGGGGATGTGTTACCCATAATTAAAGAGCTAGAGGCATTAGGCGCAACGGCTGTCCAATGACTGAAACGGCGGTTAACACCTACTTCAGCCGCGTCAGGACAGGCTCCACGCTTTTCAAACAAGGATGCATCACCTTTAGCGCACTGGTCACTAATGTGCATATAGATCTGCTTGTTCATCACTTTTGCCATCGCACAATCAAGTGGGATGTTTTTCTTCTGGAAGTACGCATGAAGGCCAAGAGTACCAATGCCAATAGAACGCTCCCGCATTGCTGAGTACACAGCCCTGTGAACGTGCTTAGGTGCGTTATCAATGAAATACTGAAGAACGTTATCTAAGAATTCCATAACTGCGGGAATAAACTCAGGGTCTTTGCTCCATAGATCGTAGTACTCAACATTTAATGAAGACAAACAACACACCGCTGTACGCTTATTACTAGTAGGTAAAAAGATTTCAGTGCAGAGATTTGATCCATTAATTTTTAGACCGAGAGCCTTTAGCCATTCAGGCATAGCTCTATTAGCCGTGTCTAAGAACACCAAATACGGCTCACCTGTATGCATACGAAGCTCTAAGATTTTCATCCATAGATCTCGGGCTGATACTGTCTCAGTTATCTTACCATCATTTGGGTTGATTAACGGCCAGCTATCATCAAGGTTTTGATCCCGCATACACGCTTCAACAAGTTCCATAAACTCGTCACTGATGTTAATGCCATGATGTAGATTTGCAGTACGGAAGTTTGGATCGCCTGTAGGTTTCCGCATTTCCATAAATGTAATAATGTCTGGGTGATTAATATCCAAAAACGCCGCATAAGAACCTCTACGGGTACGGCCTTGGCGATAGGCCAAAGACCCCGCATCATAGGTTTTCAAATGAGGCATTACGCCTACAGATTTTTCATCTGCACCACGAATACCAACGTGAATACCTACACCGCCACCGAGCATAGAAAGCCAAGAGACTTCGCCGTAAGTGTCCACCAAACCTTCTGCACTATCGTCTAAATACGATAGAAAACAAGATATAGGTAACCCTTTATTGCTACGGCCGTAGGACAGAATAGGTGTCGAAAAAGACAGCCACTGCTTACTAGCGTATTCATATATCTTTTGAGCGTGTGCACTATCTGTAGCGAATGCTTCAGCTACATAGGCGAACCGTTCTTGAGGTGATACTTCCTCGTCCCGCATATAACTTTCCCGAAGCCTAGTTAGGCCCAGTTCATCAAATAATGCGTCATTTTCTAGATTTATTTTTACTTTTGTCATTTCTTCCTCAATGTGATCTTTCATATTTACCTTAATGTGGTGTTACCCCTAAACCATGCGACTAACGCTTTGCGCTTACCCATCCACACAGGACGGGCGAGATGCATAAGATGCGATGGGAATACAATTGCAGTACCTCGGGCTTTAGGTGCGTACTTCACAAAGGCACCGTTGGGTGCTTGAGTATGTGAGTTAACTTGTAGGCGTCCGCCGAGATAATCAGATGGATCTGAAAGCTGTATAATGCAGGTTAGTTTTCTTGTTGCGACTTGCTCGTGTCCAGAATCCGTATGCCAGTTATAAAACTGACCAAACCCGTATTCTAAATACTGAAGTGCTTCTATTTCACCGTTAAGATCAAAATTTAACCATCTATCATTTAAGTGCTCTACACGGTCTTGAATTTTATCATGTACCCATGAATTATTCTGATCCCTGTACAGCCATGATAACTTACAATTTCTGGCTAATTTATCCTTTAAGGATGATTTTACGGATAACACCTGCCCTTTACTCATGGGGTTGTTATCCACGAGATTACAGATGTCATCGCATTCTTCTTGGTCAAATAAATTAAACCAAGTGAATTGATGTATATGTTTCATAGCAGACCCGCTTTCACTTTACGGCGGGTTATCTCTCTACGAATATAGAACTCAGCTTTTTCAAGATCTTCAATAGGCACCTCGTGTTTTTCATCACAACGCCAAACGTATTTAACTACGCTCCCAAGATTGAAGTTCATGTGTTCTGTTATTTGAATACACTCAATCCCTGATGGGTGCTGAGTGTAGTGTGGTGGGTGGTTCACCATATCCACTGCGTTTTGCGTATCTGCAAGTTTTACCGTTTCATCAATTACGGTGTCGTAGGGATATGTGTGAGCATACACAGTTTTTTGTTCCTCTTTGCTCATTAGTGTTTCCTATGTTTTTTTGGATCAAATTTAATAATATTCAGGTCGTTTTGATCCTTACCGTTGACCTTTTCTTCAAATTCATCATCTGCCTCAAAAATGATGTCGAAGTCCTTGTCTGACGGGGCAAACCCATCAAACCCGGGGGCTGACCTAACGATCCTGCCCGCCGCCACTACGTTCTCTGGCTGGGTGCTTACTAGCGCGTAGACGCCCGCTAAAATGTCTTGCAGGAATTCTACGCCCTCTTGGGGGTAATCATCGTCAAACCCCCAGCCACCATTGAACATAACCACTCCATCTTCATCTATGGATATTTCCATAGAGACTGAGTTAGCCATGTACTCTTCTTCATCCGCGCTCATTTTACGTTCCTCAATCCATTAATGATTTTTAAAGAAGAGGTGTTCTTGCGCTCTTTAATCCACGGCAAAGGCACCAACTTATCAGCGTACGCAAAACCGTACCGCTCACACCACATGGCGTATGTTGTATTACTACCTTTACGGATTTTGCCCTTACTGTTGGTGAAGACAAACCTTAAACAAAGGTCAGGATACTGATCCTTTAGAAGCAAATGTTTGCGTCTATCTTCTAAAGTAAACCGTCCCTTTGTCTCAATTACGATGCCATTAGGAAGTAAAAAATCTGGTGTGTAATAATGGTCAGATTCTGGGACAACGTAGGGAATACGAAAACATTCGTACTCCGCATCTACGCCACGATTAGTAAGATCCGTCTGTACCTTATCTTCAAGACCTGAACGGTATCCATTGGCTATTGCCCTAGCCCGAGGGTTAAATTTACTCTTTTTCATTGTCGTTATATTCCGAATACCAGTAGTACCGTGGGTTCTGCGCTTTAGACCCCGTTTGCGGCTTATACTGTGCGTCAGGCCAGCAATGACTTGTGAAAGAACAGAAGGTACACGTTGTGTGCAGACGCTTATTTCCAGTAGGTACTTTTCGGAAGTATTCGTCAGTAGGATCAAAACAACGCTTAAATTCCCCATCTGAGGTAATAAGGTTGATGCTGTTTTCTACTCGTGTTTCAAGCTCTTCTAATTCTTGCTTATTGGTGGTTGCTTCCACCACACTAAGCTCGCCTGTGCTTTTATTAACAACGATCCAGCCGCCTAGCTTGGTTCCTGTGCCTTTAGCATAACTCAGCAACTGGGCTGTGTACCCAAATGCATCATCTTTAGCTACGCCGTGCCATCCATCCTGCCACTTATTTTCATAAGCCCAAGGAGAGGAAGACTTTGTGTCATAGGTAGCTCCATCGATTTCGATGTCATTCTCACCCGTGATGACAGTGCCCGCTATCTTATATTCAGCTTTGGACTTGCCACCTGTGATGTTAGCTCCAGCAACACGCAACAGGACTTCAACAATGCATTCTACTGCATCACCAAACATCATTCTAAAAATATGATTGTACGGCATTTTGGATTTTTCTACGCCAGCTTTTTCCATCTGTAGCTGACAGGTAGGTCTTCCAATATTACTCGGACGCAAACGAAAAGCATCGTTTTTTCTATTTAATTGCCTACGCAAACCATCTTTGAACATTTCACCAGCGGCTTCAATCCACTCTTCCTTACATTCAACAGGTTGGCCGTTAGACAACTTATCCATTGTCATACGCAATTTGGCTTCTAATGTATTTATCGACATATAATAACTCCAGTTATTCAGAGGGAAAAAAGAGGGGCACGAAGGCCCCCCTTAAAAATCTGAAGTTATTAATCGTCTTGAAGATCTGCGGACAGATCATCGCCAACTACTTCCGAAACTGCATCAATAGCGTCACTGTAAGACTGACCATCACGCAACGACTTCTGGTAGGCTTTTTCCACCACATTGTTTTCGCGTTCAATCAAATCAGCCATGACTTTCATGCTGTCATAGGTAGGCTGGTCTAGTGAGAGCTCTTTCTTCAGATCTGGTTTGAAGTGCATGACATAGTATATCACAGAGCCATTTTGGAGCTCTTCAGCACTTACGTCTGCCCAGTAGTCGTAGAAGTTTTTGCCTCGTGGGATCGACTTAATAAACTCGTCTTCAAACGGGTTAAAGTTTGATCCTTTAAGTAACATTATAGCAGGTTGGTTCTCTATAGTCACCTCATTTCCATCTGCATCCGCACCTTTGTACGACACTAGTACGCGCAGTTGACGGAAACATTTAATGTTGGTGTACTTCTTTTGTTCCTCCTTCGGCAGTTCCTTTAGGACTTTAGAGGTAGGTTTACCACACCGTGTGCCACCCTTCATATCAAGAGCTTCACAGCGGAAGTTTGGAATAAGTAGAGTTTTGTTAACTACCTTATTTTCTTCGGGATCGTAATTGATCCATTGGAAAAGTTGAGATAGCGGCCGAATACGAACAGTTTCAGCATAGATGTGTTCATCCATACCATTGAGGTAGAATAACCCCTGTTCAATTTTTCTGCCCTGCGCGTCTTTACGCATGGTGTTTACCTTCAATTGTGGAAGGCGGTCAGCACTTTGTGGCTTATCATTAGCCCCAAGAAGTGCCGCTAGTTTTTGCTCTTCAGCTTTTTCGATTACTGCGATATTGCCCATATTGTTTTCTCCATAGTAAGATGTTTAATCTACATCTATTAGTGTCACTAGTCAACATTAACTAGTGCTTTATCCATCCAATTTTTTCCTGCTTCCATTTCGATGTCGAGTGGCAGTACAAGTTTATAATTGAACCTTTCTTCAAGCTCTTCAGATACTTCGCTCATTGCCCACTTCAGAGCCTTAGCAACTTGCATCCTCTCATTCGGAAACACATCCACCACGATGCTGTCATGCACTGTGAGAATTAGTTTCGATTTGAGATTGAGCCTTTTAAATTCACGCAAAGCGCGAACGCACGACAAGGGCACGATGTCCGCTGTCGCAAAAGATTGTACAGGATAGTTTACCACGGCCGTAGCATTGGTAATCCGTCCCCCGCGCAATCGTTTAGCGTTTGGAAAGTAGAACTCTCGTCCAGAAGGAATCCGAACAAGACCATCTTTCAAAACACCATCCATCAAGGTCTGATGCCAACGCTTCAAACCAGAATAAATATTAAAATACTCTTTAAAGTACGCCTGAACATGAGGGGGTTGGCCCATACCAAGACCGCCATAAAGGGGCGCGAACGTAAATTGCTTGGCTAACTGTCTGTTTTCTTTAGATATTTCTGACTCAGGTACTTGGTTGATGATTGAAGCAGTCTGCTTATGAATGTCTTTACCAGACAAAATATCGTCAATAATTTGAGCATCCCTAGACAGTTCTCCAGCAACTCTAAATTCAAGTCCAGAGAAATCACATTCTGCGATTTCCCCGCCTTCAAATCTGGAAACAACACAACGTCTAACAGGGAACGTGCCCCCTCGTGGTTGGTTCTGGAAGTTAGGGTTACTAGAGCTCAGGCGTCCAGTACGAGTTGTTGTCTGGTTAAACTGAGCGTGTAGTACCCCATCTGGTCTTGTGTAGGTTTTGATCCCTGTAACAAAACTATCAAGGTAGGTGTTAACAGCGTTAAGCCTACGGATGCCTGTCAGAAATTGAATAGCCTCAAGGTTACCCTTTGTCTCAGCCTGTATTAGCAACCGCTCAATGGTTTGCTTATCTGTTTTAAACCCATTTACGGCCGCATCTTGGGGCCCTTCAGGAATAAGTTTCAGACCTGCTACCTGACCTGTTGCAGTTAGAGTAAACCCTTGACCATCACATGGTTGGCATTTGGTTAGGTTTATCCACGGCGTACCATCCTTTTTGTACTTCTGGATCTTTCCCTTACCTTTGCATAAATCGCAGTGATAACCGACAGTCTTCATTACTCTGCGCGTAGATTTACGAACAGTGTTAGCAAATTGTGAAGCACTCATACGAGGCGGATACAGAGGCTTTCCGTTAGGGCCTAATCCAATATTGAATGTGCGCTTGTGGTAATCCTTGTCAACAATGTAGCGGCTATACACAACTTTAGTCATGTCTATGCCTGAGTTTAAATTAATAGGAGTGTCCCCCATGATTGACGAAACTATGTCATTCAGGGTCTTTTCAATTTGGATCTTTTCAGCAACGAAGTCTTTCTCAACTGCGTTAAGAGCATCCATATCTATTTTGATACCGTTGCGTTCAATTTCACAAAGAAACATCATCATTTCGTTCATCAATGTGAACACTGGTAAGAGCCCTTTGTTTGACTCTTTTAGTAAGTCTTTTTGCTGATCTAAATAGATCTCAGCGCAGGACAGAACGTCAGCTTCAGCGTACTCAATCACGGTGGCTAAAGGCATGGCCTCAAAGCCTGTTCCGCTTTTGAATAGATCATCTACTAATTCAGATTTCTTACGAGTTACATCCCGCCGTTCCGCTGTAGCTTTAAGCGACTTCGGTAAGGGTTGGGCCCGCGCAAAGATGTACTCACCAATCATAGTGCAATACATTTCAGGTGGGATAGGTAACCCAGCTTCCATAGAATATAACAAATCGAATTTTGCATTGTGGGCCACGCCAATGGCGGCTGACTTCAGTGCTTGAATAAAATCATCTGGTGAATCAGATTTTTCGATTTCGTTATGATGGAACACTCTACTATGAATGTCCCCAACTACCCCATCTTCAATTATTAGCCAGTGTGCACTGACCATTTTGTTCTTAGGATTAAAGCAACTATTA